CGCTTTAACAAATCTAGGAATATCTTTAATAATTTTTAAAGCCATTTTTTTTTTATATTTATGGTCTTCACATAGTATTACATTACCAAATGTACCTTTACCTAAAGACGATATTACTTGATATCTATTGACTATAGATTCATCTATCTTAAACATATACCTACCATCTTCTTTAGTATATCCAAATTCTACGTTTTTGTAGTAAACACCTGTCTCATTAGACATTTGATTATTAATTAAATAATTATTATTATCTTCAATTTTTTTCAACATAATAACTATCAACTAAATCTCTCAATGTACGCGCATCTTCATTATTTTCGAAGTATGCTCTAACTGGTGTCAATGCCTTATTTATGTAGATTATTAACATTTTCTTAACATCTATTGGTAATATTTCTTTATTCATATAATCTCTACATAATTTGGTATAACAAGAATACTTTTTTTTATTAAAGTGAGTTTCTAATACTAATTCATTGAAATATGGAAAAATTATAAATTCTAAATACTGAAATATAGGATTATTTTTAACACTATCGGGTTGACAAAAAGCTTTTAAAATCTTATATTCGACATCTAAATCAGTATCATCCATATATATACAATTATCTGGGTCCGATTTAGACATTTTTCCTTTGCCATTTAATCCTAAAATCATAAGATGAGATAATATTACTGGTTTATGTTTTGATTTTACCTTTTCGCAATATTCTCTAGATAACATATTTACTTTACGTTGGTCCTTACCTAATGAACAAATATCTACATTAAGATAAAATATGTCAGCACATTGCATTATTGGATAGAATATTTGACTGGATAATAGATTATCTGAATCTTTTCTACCCATAATCTCCGTACATTTTATAACTCTATTTAAATTAAATTTAGTAGATATATCCAATACTAAAGACCAATATAAAGAAGGATTCTTATCAATCTCTTTACTACTCCATAAAAACTCTACATTTTTCATATTCATATTACATGCTTTCCAAACTTCTATCATTAATTTACCTGCATTTCGAATTTTAGTCATATCTCTACCAAACTTATTGTTCATAAATGCAAACCAATCAGCAATCCAAAATTTAAATTTACATCCAGCTTTCGTTAACTTATTTGTATTAATAGAACGCATCAATCCTTGTGCTATATGCATTTTACCACTTGGTTCAAAACCATCATAACAAATAATAGTTTTTTTATTAAGTAACATATTATATAAGTCATCTCTACTAACACATTCTTCAGTAATAGACATAATTAACTCATAACGATTATGCACATTCATATTATTGTTCTTTTTTTTATCTTTATATTAATAAAATATTATATTATATTATGGTACAAACTTTAACATACAATGAAAAATTATTATCATTATTATTAATTAATTTTTATGAAGGTATTTTTGGTTTTATTTTAGGAATGATATTAAACGTTACTTTATTTAAATTTAAATTTTTAAAAGCTAATGTCACTGAAAATATATATGACTCTTTTTTAAAAATGATTATTAGTATTATATTTGTTGCAATGTGTATGTTAATAATAAGAGAATTTGTCGATACTTTACCAGTCATTAAAGATTATAAAAAGAAGAAAGGATTTTATCATCCCCCACCAATAGTTCTATCATTTTGTTTATTTAGAACAATTGATCCTATAAAATATAGGGTTGCGCATATTTTAAGATATGTCAAAAAACAAGTAAATATTGACGATTCTCCATGGTTAAAATACAATAGTAATTATGTATCACAAATACAAAATAAAGGTAAATCAAGTTTATACATATTAATATTATTAGTTATTCTGGTATATAATATTCCAAATATTTATAAACTTATAAAAAAGAAAAAAATGTTTGATAATCAAAATAGTGTATATTTAAATAATGAATCCAATAATTTAAATACAAATATTTTATATAACTCCGAATATAATAATTCTAATAACGATAACTTAGAATACATTGATAATGCTAATAATATCAATAATTCTGACGATATAGATAATTCAAATGATACAAATAATTATGATTATAATAACTCAAATAATACAAATACAAATAATTATGATTATAATAACTCAAATAATACAAATACAAATAATTATGATTATAATAACTAAATAATACTTATAATTGAAATTACTTAATACTAAAATCATTAAACTAAATATTAATGAAAGTATTAGTAACTGGTTGTGCTGGATTTATAGGTTCTCATCTATGTGAAACCATTTTAAAACAAAATCTTTTTACTACAGTTATTGGATTAGACAATTTAGATTTATATTATGATACAAATATTAAAATTGCTAATTTAGAAATACTTAATAAATATGACAAATTTATCTTCCTAAAGGAAGATATATTAAATACTAAATGTATTGAAAAATATAAACCAAATGTAATATTTCATCTAGCATCTATGGCTGGCGTTAGATATAGTATAGATAATCCCCAAAAATATTGTCGAACCAATATAGAAGGTATGATTAATTTGCTAGAACAAGCAAAAAATATTAATTGTACAAAATTTATTTTTGCTTCTAGTAGTAGCGTATATGGTAATAATTCTAAATATCCTTTTAACGAAAATGACGCTATAGATTCTATTAATAGCCCTTATGCCGCAAGTAAAAAGTCAATGGAAATATATGCTCAACTTTATAATCAACTGTATAATATGAACATTATTGCACTAAGATTATTTACGGTATATGGACCAAGGGGTAGACCTGATATGGCGCCATATAAATTTATACATTCTATTAAAAACCAAATACCTATTAATAAATATGGAGATGGTTATTCGGTCAGAGATTATACCTATATTGATGATATAATAGATGGTATGATTAAATCTTATACAAAAAATGTTAGCGGATTTAAGATTTATAATTTAGGTAGCGGAAACCCTATAACATTAAATGAATTTATAGAAATTTGTGAAAGTGTCACCAACAAAAAAGCTATAATAAAAAAATTAGATAACCAAAAAGGTGATGTGCCAGCGACATATGCAGATATCTCAAAAGCTAAAAAAGAATTAGATTATAATCCTAAAATTACGGTTAATATAGGATTAAAAAATACATATAAATACATATAAATACATATAAATTATGATAATTGTTACATTTGGTACATTTGATTTATTACATATAGGTCATATAAACATATTAGAAAAGGCAAAAAAACTTGGACACAAATTAATTGTAGGTATTTCAACTGATAAATTTAGTTATGAAAAAAAAAAAAGACATCCAATTTACAATCAAAATGACAGAAAAAAAATATTAGAATCATTAAAATTTGTTGATGAAGTTTTTTTTGAAGAATCATTTGAACAAAAAAGAGAATATATGCTAAAATATAAAGCAGATATTTTTGTAATGGGTAATGATTGGGAGGGTAAATTTGACAATTTTAATGACATTTGTAAAGTAATTTATTTCTCTAGGACTCCATCTATTTCAACTACCGAAATAATAGAAAAAATAAAATAAACTTAAGTTATATTTATTGAATGTATAATTAATAGATTCATTAAACAATTATACTTAAATATAGTTTAATCATGAGTTATAATGTACCGAAATATAATAAGACTAAAACAACTTACTAATTTTAAAATACATAATTCACTATCGTATACCAAAAGATTTAAAACATATTTACCTAATAATGAATGGTTATCAATTACAGATAATGGTAATAAAATTGGTATAGATAATAAAGCTTCTGAATTATTGGGTGAAATAGTTTATGTTGAATTTTTAGTAAATAAAAACGAAAATGTTAGTAAAGATGAAGAAATAGTATTGTTAGAAAGTGTAAAAGCAGTAGCTAATATTAAAGCGCCTTTCGATTGTATAATAAAAGATATTAATTTAGATTTAGAAAATAATTTAGATACAATTAATAATTCTCCAGAGTGTGAAACCAATTCTTGGATATTTGAACTTTCAAAAATATAAGTTAGTTAAAATATTGTTATTAATATTTAATATTATAATATGTATTCTATAATTTTAATATTACCAAATGATAATTTTCCAAATAATATTTTAAACACATTAGAAAAATTATCATTTGATATTTATTTATTACATTTTGGTAAACATTCAATTTATGAACTACAAAAAAACGATAAAATAAAATATATATTTTTTGAAAATAACTGTTTCGGAGAAAATATAAATAAGGTAATTGAAAATATAAAGACAAAATATTTATTATTTCATAATATTAATTTTAAGCTATCTTTAGATTTATTCGAAGAAACATATGATTGTGATTTATTTTTGTGTAATAATGGATTTCCCTCTATTAAAAATGGTATAACTAATAATTTATTTTATTATTCGTTTATTATTAAAACCGATTTATTTAATCAACTTAATGGATTTAATGAACATTTAGAAACATCCGAGTATGTTAGTTATGAATTTTTATATCGAATTAACAAATTAGGATATTTTGTAAAAAAAGGTAATAAATTTATTGAAAAAATTAATACTATATCTAATGTTAGTTATAAGGATAAATTTAAAATGGATATAATCAAAAATATAAATATAGAACAACTTATAAATATTTATAAGTTACCTAAATATATTACTATGATAGATTTAGGTTATAATGGTAGATTAGGAAATCAATTGTTTCAATATGCTATGTTATATAGTTTATCAAAACTTACTGGTAGAAATATAATATTAATTAAAAATAAAAATCACACCGATGAATTCAAAGAAAATCATTTAAAATATTTTAATATTAAATATCTATTTCTTAAAGATAAAATAAACTTTACCAATTTTAATGAAATTAATTTCGAATATGAACAAAATTATATAAATGATATATTAACTAGTCATTCTAATATTATAAATATTAATGGTTTTTTCCAATCATTTAAATATTTTTCACAATACGAAAATGACCTTAAAAATATTTATACATTAAAAACCGAATATGATATTGTACAAAATCTTTATAAGCAAATAACTAAAAATACAACTTTGGAAACTGTTGCTATACATGTTAGACATGGAGATTATATTAAATATCCAAACTATCATTTTATTTTGCCAATTGATTATTATAAAAAAGCTTTAGATATATTAGACAATAAATTTTATATAATATGTTCAGATAATATAGAATGGTGTAAAAAAGAATTTAATTTTATTCATATAAATAATGTATATTATTCGAGAGAAAAATATTATATAGACTTAATATTAATGTCATTATGTAATCACAATATTATAGCTAATTCCTCATTTAGTTGGTGGAGCGCATATTTAAATAAAAATCCTAATAAAATTGTAATATCACCTAAAAAATGGTTTAGTCAAGATGGTCCTAAATATAATATAGAGGATATTATACCGGCTTCTTGGATTAAGATTTAACTAATTTTTTAGTAATCCATGAAATATTATATTCTATACTAGGATTACAAATATAGTATTTATTTTTTTTTAGTCTTAGACAATTTAAAGTTTTATCAATATAGTGTGAATTCATAGTAAGGTCACAATTTATATTATTAGTATCTAAATAATAATAGATAATTATAATTAACTCATCTGGCAAAATATGATACATAATACCAATTAATTCTATAAGTGTTACTAATTTCTCTTCATATTTTATCATACTTTTGCTATAATTATTATATTTTATATCTATAGTATTTATTAATTTTATTTTATCACTTTTGTTGTTATGAGTATAAAAATAGTTATATATATTACTTTTACATAGCCGTTTATCCATTGCTATTATAAATAATCTAAAATTTTCACCATCATTTTTTAAAAATGAAAATTCAGTATCTCTGCACAACGTTAATATTAATTTAGTATTATTTTCATTTAAATAACATATAAATTCAGAACCTATATTTAGTCTATTATCATCCCATACTATAGGATAAAATTTATAATTTTTGTAACTTTTAGAATACATTTATTTTTTTTATAACTAAAATAGATTCAATTTTTTTAAATAAAATATTTTATAATAGTATATGAAAATTTCTAACGATTTTAGAAAAAAGTATTCCTTGGAACAACGTACAGCAGAATCTAATAAGATATGTCTTAAATATACAGATAAAATACCTGCAATAGTTACAAAATCTAAACATAAAGATGCAAAAAATTTACCTGATATAGATAAAAATAAATTTTTAATTCCATCTGATATTACATTAGCTCAATTTATGTATGTAATTAGAAAACGTATAACTTTAAATCATGGAGAATCTATATTTTTCTTCGGTGATGACAAATCATTATTAGTAAGTAGTCATAATATGAGTACTATATATAATGAACATAAAAATGAAGATGGATTCTTATATTTAACATACTGTACTGAAAGTACATTTGGTTCGTTATAATTTAATATCATTAATTTTATAATATATTTTCTAATATAATATTAATGAATACTGATAAAGATTGGAAAGAATTTATAGAAAAACTATATTCTTCATTTGAACCCGTTAATTTTTTTGAAAAACAAGCAACAGAAGTTGGAGCAGACTTAACAAAAAAATATAATAAAATTAATTTAAAAAATTATGGACTTGAATTAAAAATTTATAATAATAAATTTAAAAAAAAAAATTTGTATGAAGGTGGCGACTTATCTAATATTACAGAAAATTTATTAAAAAATGATTCTATAAATGATATTGACGAATTAATTTTTGCATTTGTAAATAAATCTCAAAACCTATATGAATTAGTAATAACAGATGGCGAATATGAAACTCTATACAATTATGGTGAACGTATTTTTTCAAAACTTAATAGTGCATCTACTCCAAAATTTAAAAAAATACAAAAATCAAGGTCTTTGTATTTATCTTCTATAATTATTAATGACGATTTAAATAATAAAACATTAATAAAAATATTAAAAAAAATATTACAAGATGATAATAATACTTTAAATATTATGAATTCACGTTCAGATAATGGTAATAATATTTATCTTATTACTATTAAATCCTCCTCTAATTTAGATGCTAAATATTTAGAAAACTTGATAGCTAAAAATCCTACACTAGTTAGTATTAAGTGTAATACCACTATGAATATTAATAAAGATATATTTTATAATAATAGTGGTGTAGTATGGCCTCATCCTCTAGATAACCGAAATGTTTATACTAACGATACAGATTTTTCAAATTATCCATTTATAGAAGACCCAGGAGCTCCCAAAATAAGTCCTAATATAAGAGAAATTACTATACCAGGTAACCTCTTTTTATATCCTCAACATTTCATAAAGGATGAAGATATTGATATATGGAAAAAAAGATTAGCTAATTGTCAAAATGATATTTATAGTTTTTTCAATAATAAAAAGATTATAGACTTGCCACCATTTGATATTAAGTTTAAACCAGAATATGATAAATTTAATAAATATTTAGCTTTAGAGAAAGAGAACAAAGAACATAATTCTGGAAAACAACATGAAAATCAAGGCACAAAAATAGATGTTTTAGGTACTTCTAAATTTTATAAAATGTTTAATTTTACTATAGGAAAAACATTTTTAGATACATTAGTTTATTTTATTCTACAAAAATCTACAATAGATAAATGGCATAGAAATACATTAGATGAAACATTAGAGCATTCAAAAAAATCTAATAAAAATAAATTATGTTTCTCAGATAATAAAGTTCCAGAAATATCTATTGAAATTTATTTAAATTCTAAAAATCCCACCCAAAATACTAACACATGTGCTTTACCTAGTTCATCTAATTTAATAGATAGTGAAAAATGTTTATCATGTAAAAAAGGTATATACGGTACTGCGAATCCAAAAACTGATTCATTGGGAGTTATTGCAACTAATGAAGAAAAATCATATATTGACTATAATAAATCAATAAATAATATAGTAGATGCTATTATAAAATGTAGTACTAGTGCTAATAAAAGTAGATATTTAATTATTAATTTAGGATTATATGGAATGACAGCTCATGCGAATACTATAATTATTGATATGAAAACCAAACGAGTAATACGTATTGAACCTCATGGATTTATGTCACGTTCGTTTTATCCACAAAAAAATTTAGATTGTATTATTAAAAAACTTATTGTTGATAAAATAAATAAAAAAATAGAAGGTAAATTAGATTATAAGTTTGATTTTGTTAATGTTGACTTGGATTTAGGAAATTACTTGTCAAAGATTCAAGACATTACAGTTCAATCATATGAAGGTATTTGTCATGCGGTTAGTATCTATTTAGTTACATTATCAATTTTATTTCCGAAATATACAATAACTACATTAACACAAACATTTAACTCCGATTATCCTAGAGAAAGATTTTTAAGATTTTTGTTTTATGCTTATTTATTTACAAAAAAAATAGAATTGACATCAGAAATGAAAACATATTTTAATACAATATCTCGTGGCAAATATAGAAGAACCGATAATATTACAGATATTAGAGACAAGTTCGCAAGTTATAAATCGTTATTTGATATAATTAATTATGATGATAATAATGAGATTAAAGAATATGTTATACAAGATTATTATGAATTTATTAAAAAAGATATATTAAAAACAGTAAATCGTTCAGATAATTTATTAGAGGCAACTGATAACCCATATGTAATTAAAATGGGCAATGAAAATTTAGTAAAATATGTAACTAATGGATTAAATACCGTTCGAAACAATACTGATATTTCAACTAGTCTAAATAAACGAAATAATGGCCCAAATAATCGAAATAATAGCCCAAATAATCGAAATAATAGTCCAAATAATCGAAATAATAGTCCAAATAATCGAAATAATGGCCCAAATAATCGAAATAATGGCCCAAATAACCGAAATAATGGCCCAAATAACCGAAATAATGGCCCAAATAACCGAAATAATGGTCATGGCTCACATAATCGAAATAATGGTCATGGCTCACATAATCGAAATAATGGTCATGGCTCACATAATCGAAATAATGGTCATGG